GGGTCTTGTCCTACTCTAGCAGAGGTACGCAAGCGAGACCCGACAATGAACGAAAGCAAGTACGCATCCTACAAGCGAGGATGGCTACAAGTTAAAAACAAAAAAGAAACCAAGTGAGCAGCCTAGCCTTAATACCAGTTCCTTCTAGTTTAGCTACTTACTATAGGAGTAAACACAATGAGTAAGAATAAGGGAGGTTGGGATAAATTTATGGCTGATGAGAGTTTATTTGATTTGAAGGTACGTAAACTAATTGTCAAACGGTTAGAACCGTTTATGGAAAGTTTAAATATTGAAAGCGATGAAGAGCTACTTATTGCTTGTGTTTCATTGCTAACAACTTCAATCAGATTGTTGTACCAACTAGGTTTAAGTAGAGAAGAAGTCGAACACAAATTACTCAACACACTGGATCTTGTTTGGGTAATTTCTGAGTTAGTAGATTCAATGCCAACTGATGGGAATATACACTAATGGAAATAACTATAAAGCTCGATGACCATGATACAAACGATAAGCATGTTGATAAGTTTTTGAAACTTTTGGAGAGGCTTATAATCATATTAGAAGATGAACCGGAGGGTGGTGATGACGGATGATTTACGTACGAACACTTGTCCTAAATGTAAAGCTACATCTGAGCAAGTGCTTAACATGGAGACAGGTAAACGAGTCGGTTGGTACTGTTTGAAGTGCCACCATTTTGAAGAAGCCATATTGCGTGAAACAGTTATAACAGAAGCTGACATAAAGAAAGTACATATATAAGGAGAGGAACATGTTATATGAATACAAATGTATTATTCGATCTATTACAGACGGTGATGGGCTACGTGTGGACATCGACTTGGGTTTTGGTGTTGTGCTGCGTGGTGATGATGGCAGGGGCGTTAACATTCGCCTTTTTGGAATTGACGCACCCGAATCTCGCACACGAAATAAACAGGAGAAACTACATGGCTTACTCGCAAAACAATGCCTCATCAAGGAATGTAAAGTTGGAGAAACATATATCCTTAGAACGAAAGAGAGGGGCAAGTTTGGTCGATGGTTGGGAGACATCAAAACGTCAAAGGGATGGATTACGAAGTTCCTTCTCCAAGCAAAGCTGGCTGTCCCGTACGAAGGACAGAATAAAAAAGCAATTAAAGAAGCTCACGAAAAGAACCGACAAGAACTAGTGAAGATGGGGTTACTATGAAACTACTTACTATACTAACAGCAATTACATTTTATTTGGTTTCACCTGTAACTGTGGCCGAGTGTCACTACTTATGGGTAGACCATGATTACAATCCAAGCACTCCTCCTATACAGAAACAAGTCTGTGAATCCCCCATAGACTTACCTGCATTGCCTGATATATCCACACCTCCTATTCAAACACCAACAGTCCCACCTATCTCTTCGCCTTATATACCACCTATTGGTAATACTAGTTGTCGAGATGAGTTGGTATACCGAGATGGCGAATGGGTTACCGAGATGGTTTGTTACTAAGGATGAGTATGGACATAATAACTGTAGATTTTGAAACTTATTACAGTAGGCAGTTTTCTTTAAGTAAGTTGACTACTGAACAGTATATCCGACGACCTGATTTTGAAGTCATTGGGTTGGGGGTGAAGGTGAACAATGGACAGACAGTTTGGTTAAGTGGAGAACATGATGCTATCAAAGAATACCTCCACAAAAACTATGACTGGGAGAACAGTGCTTTACTGGCTCATAACACTATGTTCGATGGTGCTATTCTTAGTTGGATCTTTGATATTCACCCTAAGTTACTACTTGATACATTGTGTATGGCGCGTGGGTTACACGGTGTGGAAGTGGGTGGCTCACTGAAACATCTTTCTGAGATGTACGGTATTGGTGAAAAAGGGGATGAGGTAGTCAACGCTCTGGATATGCGACGTAAAGATTTTACTGAAGAAGGGCTTTCCAAGTACGGCGACTATTGCATACAAGATGTAGAACTGACGTATAAGTTGTTTGCCATATTCATAAAAGTGTTCCCCAAGAAAGAACTCAAAGTTATTGATATGACCCTGCGTATGTTTGTAGAGCCTAAACTGAAATTAGATGTGGCTAAACTGGAGGATCACTTAGACACGCTGCAAGAACAGAAAGAAAAGCTTTTAGAAGAATGTGGGATTGAGAAAGAAGAGCTGATGTCCAATCCTAAGTTTGCTTCTGCGTTGGAAACATTAGGAGTTACACCTCCTCTGAAAACAAGTGTGCGTACAGGCAAAGAAACGTTTGCCTTTGCTAAAAACGATGAAGCTTTCAAAGCCTTACAGGAACATGACGATGCGCGAGTGCAAGCCCTAGTAGCTGCACGGATAGGTTTGAAGAGCACCCTAGAAGAAACACGTACTGAAAGGTTCATTAGTATTGGACTGGGTGGAGCTTTACCCGTCCCTATTCGATACTACGCTGCCCATACAGGGAGGTGGGGAGGGTTAGATAAAGTAAATTTACAGAACCTACCCTCACGAGGACCAAACGCGAAAGTGTTGAAGTCCTGTATTTGCGCTCCTGACGGCTACACTTTAATCGAAGCTGACTCTGCACAGATAGAAGCACGAGTGCTGGCGTGGTTAGCGGAACAAAATGACCTAGTGACTGCCTTTGAAAAAGACGAAGATGTTTATAAGAAAATGGCGGCAAGCATTTACAACAAGAAGGTAGAGGAGATTGACAGCGCCCAGCGTTTTATTGGTAAGACCACAATTTTAGGGGCTGGTTACGGGATGGGGGCAGTACGATTTCGAGCACAACTTTTAGGTATGGGTGTAGAGGTTGACGAAAAAGAATGTCAGCGCATTGTTAAGGTGTACAGAGATACCAACAGTAATATAACTAAGTTGTGGAGGGCAGCTCAAACTGTTTTGGGTGGGATGTTACAGAATAATAACCACGTACTTGGTCGTAAAAAAGTACTTACGGTGATGTCCGAAGTTAATGGTATCCGTCTACCTTCTAACTTAATTATGCGCTATGAAGATCTTAAATCTGAGACTACGGAAACAGGTACAGAGTACTCGTATAAGACTAGACGAGGGCGCGTTAATATTTACGGGGGTAAGGTAATAGAGAACGTATGCCAAGGTATTGCGCGTTGTATCATGTCAGACCAGATGTTAAGGATATCAAAAAGATACCCTATTTTACTTACTGTACACGACTCTGTGGTATGCTGTGTCCCAGATAACGAAGTTGACGAGGCTGCGGCGTACGTTGATTCGTGTATGCGTTACACACCGGACTGGGCAGAGGGACTTCCAGTGCGTGGTGACGTGGATGTAGGAAAAAACTATGGAGAATGTACAACATGGGTAAACCCGCATGGTCTTTTAGTGGCTTAAAGACATTTGAGCAATGCCCTAAAAAATACTACCACACTAAAGTAGTGAAGGATTACGAAGAAGATTTTAATACGGAAGCCATACTTTATGGTAACGAGTTTCACGAAGCGGCAGAACAATATGTAAGCGGTGAAGTGGAGGAACTAGACCCGCGTTTTGATTATGCGTTAGCCGCGCTTAATAAACTAAAGGCCATGAAAGGTGAGAAACTTTGTGAGTACAAAATGGGGTTGACTGAAAACTTTGAGCCTTGTGGGTTTTTTGATAGTGACGTGTGGTTTAGAGGTGTTTCTGATTTAACCATATTAGATAGAGAAAACGGTGTAGCTAGAGTCATTGACTATAAGACGGGTAAGTCTGCTAAGTATGCAGATACAGGACAACTAGAGTTAATGGCGTTAGCTACATTTAAACATTTTCCAGAAATTAAAATAGTAAAGACTGGGTTGTTTTTTGTTGTATGCAACGCCTTCATTAAAGAAACGTACGTAATAAAAAATGAGGCTACGTTGTGGAAAAAATGGCTTGAAAAGTATGGGAAGTTAGAGAAAGCGTTAGAGGTAGATGTTTGGAACGCTAACCCTACAGGGTTGTGTCGCGCTTGGTGCGTGGTACTTGAATGTCCACATAACGGGAAGAGGTGAATATGCCGTATAAAAATCCTAAAGATAGAAAGAAACAAGTTAACAAACCTAAGAACAGTAAAGCGTTTAAAGCACGTATGGAACGTCAACGTGCAAGACAAAAAATGGATAGAGAGGGTGTTGATAAAAACAAAAACGGCAAAGCCGATAAGCGGGAAGGGAAAGACATCAGCCACAAAAAAGCTTTGAGTAAAGGTGGTAAAAACAAAGACGGTGTGAAGATAGAAAGCCGTAGTAAAAACCGTTCCAGAAACTACAAGAAAAAGAAATAGATATGCAAATAGTAGATAACAGAGGCTTGCTTCTGCGGGTTCGCAATCCCGATAAAATAACAACGGCTATCCCTTCTAGCCAACAAGTCAATAACACTGACGTACTTGTTAGGTGGGGGGTAGACGAAGCGACAGTACTGAAGAACCTAAACGTTAAGAACGTACCGTCTCCCATTTTAGGCAAGAGTAAATATGATTGGCCCGGAAGGTATAAACCGTTTGAGCATCAAAAAACTACAGCTTCTTTCCTAACGATGAACCGTAGGTCTTTTTGTTTTAACGAGCAAGGGACGGGCAAAACAGCTAGTGCTATTTGGGCTTCGGATTTTCTGATGCAAGAAAACCTTATTAAACGTGTTTTGATAATATGTCCTTTGTCTATCATGGACTCAGCATGGCGGTCTGATTTGTTTAACTTTGCTATGCACCGCACTGTAGATATTGCACATGGTCCTAAGAAAAAACGCCAAACAATTATCAATGGCGATGCAGAGTACATGATTATTAATTATGATGGGGTAGAGATAGTTAAAGATGATATTGCTAGCGGAGGCTTTGATTTAATTATTGTAGATGAAGCTACTCATTATAAAAACGCTCAATCTAAACGCTGGAAAGTTTTAGCTAGTATTGTAAAACCTGAAACTTGGTTATGGATGATGACCGGAACTCCGGCTGCACAATCCCCAATAGATGCTTATGGTCTAGCTAAACTTGTTAATCCTAAATCTGTTCCTAGGTTTTTTGGGTCATTTCGTGAATCGGTAATGCAAAAGGTCTCTCAATTTAAATGGGTTCCCAAACCTAATGCGACAGAGACAGTGTTTACCGCACTTCAACCTGCCATACGTTTTACAAAGGAACAGTGTTTAGATTTACCAGAGATGACTTATGTTAAACGTGAAGTAGAACTCACCCCTCAACAGAAAAAATACTACGATATCTTACGTAAACAAATGATGGCAACTGCGGATGGAGAACAAATTACTGCGGCTAATGCAGCAGTCAACATGAATAAACTTTTGCAGATTTCATGTGGCGCGGTCTATACCGATAGTGGCGAGACTATCGAGTTTGATATAAAGAATCGGTACAAAGTACTGAAAGAAGTTATTAACGAGTCTAGCCAGAAAGTACTTATCTTTGTTCCGTTCAAACACGTCATTGAGTTACTTAAAGAAAAACTCTTTAAAGACGGGATTAGCAACGCTGTCATTTCAGGAGGGGTGTCAGCTAATCGCAGGACTGAAATATTTAAAGCCTTTCAGAACACGGCCTCACCTAGAGTTCTTATCATACAACCCCAAGCTGCTGCACATGGAGTCACCCTTACTGCGGCTAACACTATAGTGTGGTGGGGTCCAACGGCTTCACTGGAGACTTACGCTCAAGCTAACGCACGAGTCCATAGGTCAGGACAGAAGCACCCCTGTACCGTAGTACAGCTTCAAGGACCACCAGTCGAGAGACGGATGTACAGGATGTTAGACGAGCGAATAAACGTGCATACACAAATAATAGATTTATATAAGGATGTACTTGAATTATAGATTAAACTGCACTATATTATAAGAAACACCATAAAAGTAGGAGATAATTAACCATGACAGACACTGTTGTGAGCGCCCTTGACGACTACGTTTCAGTTTACATTAAATTGCGGGACAAGAAGGCTGAGTTAGCAGCAGCTTTTGCAGAGAAAGAAAAAGAGATAAACAGACGGCTTGATATCATTAAAGGCCAGTTCTTAGCGCATTGTAAGGAGAACGGAGTAGAGTCTGTGAAGACTTCTTCTGGTACGTTTTGGCGTTCCCAGAAAACTAGGTTTTGGACGGGAGATTGGGAGGCTTTTAATAATTTTGTATTAGAGCATGAAGCAGTCGATCTTTTAGAGAAACGAATTCATCAGGGAAACATGAAACAGTTCCTTGAGGAAAACCCGGAGACATTACCGCCGGGATTAAACACAGATAGTGAATTCACCATTACGGTACGGAGGAAAAAATGAGTGAGTTAGATAATTATGTTCCTGTGGAAGATGTGGCTGACCACCTGTCTGTAAAGGTCAGCACTATTCGGCAGTGGGTGAGTAAGGGGTTTATCCCTAAAACTACTTATATAAAAGTGGGTTACACCTACCGATTTAGCATTCCGGCTGTTGTTGAAGCTCTCAAGCAGGAGGGAGTTGGTAAGGAGGGGGATCAAATTACAGAGCAGTTAGAGTTACCTTTTGATGAGGATGAAGATGTATGACCGACCCTCTTGATAGTTTAATGAGTGAACTACAACCAAAAACTAAAGCTATCAAGCCTGTGGTAGATATAGAACCTACTGAAGTGATGGACGATCCTGACCAACTACGTTTGAGTCTCCGAAATAAAGTATTCCGTATCGTAGGGGGTGTTGAGGAAAAGCTAGGTGAAGGGCCGTTGAAGGTTGTTGTAGTTAAAACCGCTTCCGTATCACGCATTTATTACGAGAACGAATATGTTAGTGGGGAAACGAAACCTCCTACCTGTTGGTCTTCAAACGCTAATTCAGGAGTGTCAGCTAAAGAAGTTCCATCAGAGAAAAGACAATCTGTTGCATGTTTTAATTGCCCTCAAAACGTTAGAGGGTCGGGGCAGGGAGTCTCTAGGGCTTGCAGGTTCCAACAACGAATTGCTGTAATGCTAGCTAGTGATGAAGGGGTTTTAAAACCTGACCAAGCTTATCACCTCCCGTTACCAGCTACGAGTGTTTTTGGTAAAGATCAAAAAAAGATGGGACTACAAACTTATGCACGTTTGATTGATTCTCAAGGAGCATTACTTTCTACAATTATGACCGAGATAAGTTTTGATAGTGATAGTGATATACCTAAATTATGTTTTAGACCTTTTCGAGTATTAGAAGAGGAAGAAATTGTTTTAGTAAAAAAAGTTCAAAGTGACCCTTCTACTAAAGCATTAGTTACATCTATCCCTAAACTGTACGGAGGCAACGACTTTAACATGGATGATGTGTTTGATGTTGTTGAAGGAGAAGGGGTGTATGTAAAAAACACGTAGTACCGTAAACCAACTTAGCTTTTATAAGCTAATGCTAAATTAACTAACCTTAAATGAGAGTGCGAATATGAGTAAACCAACTTATAAATTAACAAACGTAGAAGCCCTTTACCCTAAGTTAGACCAACCTTATCACTTCGATAAGAAAGCTGGTAAGAATGGTAAGGGGGCAAGTGTTCCTTGCGAAGCTACTGCTCAAGGTGCTAACTATAGCACTAACTTTAAAATGACTGGAGCGCAAGCTAAAGATTTGTTTAAAGCAATGCTTGCCGCTTACAACGAAGCTAGGGAAGACGGTTGGCCTGATTTAACAATGCCTTTTACGAAGGATGAAGACAAGATGTTTATCGGTAAGGCTAAGATAGACGCTTCCTATAACAGTCCTCCTAAACATTACGATTCCGTTAATACTCCTTTGGACAGCGGGTTTCAACTAACTACGGGGAGTACCATCAGTTTGTTCATGCAGTTAATTCCGTATAACGGGCAGATGGGTAATGGTGTATCTCTACGATTACGTGCGGTACAAGTTATTAAGTTTAAAGAGTATGTTGCTGCATCTCCTTTTGATGTAGAAGAGGGATTCACGCAAGGGGGTGCTTCAACCACTACCGATGATTTAGATAGTGTATTCGATGTGGAAGCTGTCGAAGAGGAAGAAGTTGCAGAACCTAAAGTTAAAGTATCCAAAAAGAAAAAAGAAGCTCCTAAAGATAATGTCGATTTAGCTTCATTGTTAGATGGTTTTGATGACTAAAATAAAAACAGGGCATCTTCGGATGCCCGAACCTCTTTCAGGTATAAATAAATTATGGACACCAAACAGTTTCTTAGTACTGTATTGGGCGATGACGGGTATTATTGTGTAGCAGGAAAAAAGAAAGAAGGGTCGATGAATCAACAGTTCCACGACTCTTTAGATTCTGTTACTGGAGCCGCGAACGATTTTGATGAAGACGGGCATGATGTTTATTTTGCGTTAGCTTCTTTTGTCGAAAAAAACCGCAAAGCTACAAACGTGCGGAGTTTGAAATCGTTATTCTTGGATATAGATTGCGGGGTAGATAAACCTTATCAGACTCAATCAGAAGCGTTAAAGGCATTACGAACGTTTCGGAAAGCGTACACCTTACCTCGTCCTTTTGTTATAAATTCAGGGCGCGGTCTGCATGTATACTGGGCGCTTGATAAATCTTACTCTCGTGATGAATGGGAGCCTGTAGCACAAACACTTAAAGCGACGTGTTTACAGGATGGTTTAGAAATAGATGCAGGTGTAACAGCGGATGCGGCTCGTTTACTTCGTGTGCCAGATACTCGTAATTTTAAAGGAGAGCAACCATTACCTGTAGCCGTTGTTTCCGAAGGGGAAGCAGGGGTAGATCTTGAGTTGTTTGCTAATAAACTCCCTAGCAGTTTAATACCAGTTCCCTCTAGTAGTAACTCTTCTAAGGAAGATCTGGAGGATATGGAACGAGCTAAAGGGTATGCAAACTACAGGTATAGGTTTGAGAACATTGTACTTAAAATAAAAGAGGGAGTAGGGTGCGCTCATATTGAAAGAGCTATACGTAACCCTAACGATTTAACTTATCCTGAATGGTTACACGTATTATCCATAGCCAAACGCTGTGACAAGGATGGGGTAGAGGAGGGAGTCTTACCTGCGGTACATTTGATTTCTAAACTTGCTGATGCGTACGACTCAAAAGAAACACAAAAGATTTCTGATTCCATTAATGATCCGCATACGTGTGTTAGGTTTGATGAAGAGTATCCTAACTTGTGTGAGAATTGTCCACATAAGGGTGTAATAAAAAGTCCCGTCGCTTTATGCCGAGAAACAAGATTAGCCGAGGATGATACACAGCTAATTCAACTTCCTGTAGAAATTAAAACTGAAGTAGAAGCAACAGGAGGGGTAAGTAAGGTAGAAGTAAAAGAGAGAAAGGTAACGATACCGGAGTATCCTCCATCTTATGAGAGACCTAAGAATGGTGGGGTGTTAAAGATCTCTAAAGATACTGAGGGTGGTACAAAAGAAGATCTTATTTTAGATAATACTTTGTACTTATCGAAACGAATGATAGAAGGGGAAATACCTTCTTATGAAATAAGACATATTACTCCCCATGAAGGAGAACGTTCCTTCCTAGCAACACAAGCTGAATTAACTGCTAGAGAAAGCTTTCGTAATGTAATGAACTCACATGATGTATTAGTTATGAATGATAAAGTAAAAGGCGGTATGGATTACGTAGGGGCTTGGATGAAAAAGTTGAGGGATGCTGGTCCTGCAATCCACGTTAAGACACAATTCGGATGGACTGAATATCATAAATCTTTTGTGTTAGGGGATAAAGAAATATTCGCTGACACAGTTAAAGAGAATCCTGCGGGGATGCGAACAGCTCAATACATTCCTATGTTCAAACCGAAAGGGTCGTTAGAGGAATGGAAGAAACTTGCTAGCTTTTATGACCAAGAAGGTTTTGAACAGCACCAATACATGTTTGGGTTAGCTTTTGGTTCTCCACTTATGGAGTTTATTTCTGGAGTGCATGGCGCTATCTATAACTTGACAAGTACTGAAACGGGGATAGGTAAAACTACGGGGATGTGGGGAGGGGCATCTGTATGGGGTAACCATAAGCAATTAGTCCTTATCGGTAAAGATACTGATAATTCAGCGTGGAACCGAGCAGAGATAATGAAAAACCTTCCACTCTATGTAGACGAAGTGTCTAATTTTAAAGGAGAACAAGCGAGTGATTTTTGTTACTCCATCAGTGACGGAGTGCAGAGGAATCGTTTAACCAATGAAGGTCAAAACAAGGAGCGGTTTAGAGGGGAGGTATGGGATTTAAGTTGTGGTACTACAGGCAATAGTAGTTTGATTCAGATAGCATCGGATTATAGATCGTCTCCCAAGGGAGAAGCGGGGCGGGTGGTAAGTGTTACGGCTAAGAAACTACTTAAAGGTGTAGAAGATACGTTACGGGCTAATGCACTTAATGATAAATTAGCTGCTAATTATGGATGGGCTGGACCGATTTTCATCCAACATGTTATTAAACATAAAGGTGATGTTGAAAAACTTGTTCACGATACCCGTACTGCAATGATAAAAGAATTGAAGAGTGAGGCGCAGGACAGGTTTTGGGTAGCTCAAGGGACTACCACTTATGCAGGGTGTGTAATTGCTCACAAGATTGGACTTATAGACTGGAACTTAGAGGCTCTTTGGGATTGGATAATAAATACCATACTTGCTCAGAAATATGGTTTACAGGAGATGGACATGGATATTAACGATGTAGTAGCTCAATTCTATATGGATAATGCCCGTGGGATATTGCGGATTTCAAGTACCGCAGACGCGAGAGACCCGCATACTGGGGAGGCATTTGAGCATGTAGAGGCTAAAGATAACCCTAACCATAAGTTTATAGCTAGGCACGAAACCGATACAAACAAACTTTACCTTCGCATCGCTCCTTTTAAAGAATGGTGTAGTAAACATAAATACGAATTCAATACGATAAAAAATATAATGGTGGCGCAAATGAATGGTAAGTCGGTAAAGAAACACATGGGTAAAGGGACTTTATATAAGATGGGGATGGCGCACGTACTGGAATGCACTCTCAATAACGATTTTGCTTTAGAGACAGGACTTTTAGATGAGGCTGAGTCGAAGTGATATTTCTCCTGACGGGGTAAGAATAATTATAGATTGGGATACTTTTGTCGTAGGGACTTCGATATTTATACCATGTGTAAACGCTAAACAAGCGATGAAAGATGTAGTATCGGCTAGTGGGTTAACAAGAAGTAACTTAATAAAACGAGTTTGTATAGAGAAAGGGAAGTATGGAGTACGTGTTTGGCGGGTTAGTTAAAATCTTGATACTCTGCTCGTGATTCTAATAACATGTTTATGAAACGTTCATTAGTTACGTTACCACCTAATATCTCTGCAATCTTTGAACCTCTAGCCCGTGTTTCAAGCGATTGCTGTAAGCTATCATCATCTATAGCCACGACACGATGCTTTTGATTAAAAGCTTTAATGTCTTTCTTTACTTCTTCTTTTCCAGCTTCGTCTTCATTACTATGAGCAAAAGCATACCTATCAAGTAACGCACTTCTCATATCTATTATACCGTTCACTACGCGACGATCTCTCGCTAACCTATCCTGCGCTGCACGAAGTTCGGCAGGTCGGAAGCCTATAGCTTCTCTAATAGCATCCCCCACAGTAACATCTGAAATGATAGGGTCACCTCGTGTAGTTTCATAAGCTCCTGCCCCAAAGTTTCGTGTAGCCTTTTTAACATTAGAGAAAGCAGTGGGTAGTAGTCCTTCTATAGCTCGTTCATTATTTTTAGGATCATCATCCAAAAATAAACGGTATCCGTTTTCTCCTAGGCGGGTGGCTATACCTATTGTTGGGCCACCGTAGGTTTCTAACGCAGAACTTAAAAAGTCTTCATTACGATAGTTACCGGGGTCTCTCACTAACAAGTTAGTCAAAGCAATACGGTCAGTAACATCAACACCAAATTTTTCAGCTAACATCCCGTAGTACCAACCATCTCCTATTGTCTTAGCTACTATGGTATTAGCATCGTCTTCATCTTCGTCTAGGAATAGATTGGCAACCGCCGCAGCTACTCCATAGAACGGAATACCTTTTGCTCCTACTAAAGCTCCCCCTACAAGGTTGGTGTATATAAAGGCACTCCGTAGCGCACGATCTTCTTCTATTTGTTCTGGTGTACGTGCAACTCCTCTAGCTTGTCGGGACATTGCTTTGAGCATACGCATCTGAATATACAATACTTGAGCAGGAAAACGTTTGAACTGATAGATCACCGCCCCCGCTCCAGTTTGCGCCCAGCGAGGAGCAGTAGCTAAGAGTGCTGAACTGTTAGCATATTCCATAAATTCAATAGCTGTCTTTGCGGCTTCTGGCCCGAACTGTGCTATTTCTGTTTCGGACATATCCTTTATTTTTTTAGTGGGTTTACCCTTGTTGGCTTCTGCATACGCTTTTTCTACTTCTAAGATATACGAACTAGCCGCAGTAACTTGCCGGATAGCACGTTCAGAGTGGTTAAAAATAAAACTGGACACGTACGCCAACTTGTTAAGGAATGGGGCTGCTGGATTGTCATAGTCAGCGTTTTCTGAAGCGATAGTACGAGTGTCTAACCCTAGCTCCTGAAAACGCTCAACAAGAAACTTTAAAGGTCCACCTTCTTTGTTAGTAAAGCTAAACCCACCAAACTCCGATACATCACCTATCTCTCCTTGTGGAGTAATACCCTCCCGTGTGACATCTCCGAAAGATTGAGTGTACATAGTCAGCGCACGGGCCATTGCCGAAGTTGCTTTAGCACCACCAAACTTACCGGATAAGAGTGGACCTACTATCATCGGTAGCGTAGACATGTTTACCGCAGCAGAAGACACATTAAAACCTAGTGTATAGATAAAAGAACTTTGACGGAGCCTACGCGCCCAGTTGGGTAAGTTAGGATTTTTAACAAACTCCAGATAACTTGGTAGCTTTCCTACCTGTCTGTTGGTTTCGTCTTTAGTTCCTACTAACGCTAATGAAATATCTCGCACCCAAGCACGGTCTCTACTATTTGCATTGGCTGGTAAACTAGCTTCGTCTTTTATTTTATTAGCCGCATTGGTAAGGTCAACTTCATAAGATAAGTTAGTAAAACTATTAATCAGTTTAGGAAAAGCAGTTTCAAATGTTTTTAAAGCGTTGGTTTCATATCCAGCATACCCTTTACGTTGTTGATGCCCTTGCACTAAACCCTGTTCAGGAAGTGATTTCAGTAAGACATCATTAACAAGTTCTATAGCCTGTTGTGGTATCTGAACTTCTCGCTGAGTTTCATTACCAGCAGTGTCGGTTTCTGTAATAGTGACTGGCTCTTTAAGAGAGTCCAATAGTTTTACTAGGAATGCTGTGGGGACATTAAACCCCTCCACCGACATATCAGGACGGGGTTTAGGTTTGATTGATCCTGTAACCACATTAGGGTTTTCCTCCAACCTTCTTATGGCGATCTTACGTTCGCCGGGAGTGGTATGTGCGCTTACGCCGTACTCAGTAGTGCCTTCAGGAGTTTTATATTCAAACTCTACCCAGTAGTCTCCTTCACGGTCTAGTTTAAAATAAGGCTCTATCGTCCCCGCACTAAGAATCTTTCTAAATGCTCTTTCTCTAACTGTCTCTTTAACTACTTCTTCTAACCCTAAACCATCTAATTTGTTGTCTATAGATTTCAGTATCTTTTGGTTCATGTTTTTGTACATATCTCGCATATCACGATATGCAGCTTGTTGTTGTGGACTCAAGCTATTGTACAGTTCACGCACCCGGTCATACTCAGTAACTCGTTCAGGAGTTGAGTTAAGTTTTTTAACTCCCGCAAGTACGTTGGTGCGATCTAAAGCTTTAACCGCAGCGTCACGATCTGCTTCGGTTTTAAACGTAACGTTTTCTACAAACTCACCGTCCTTTCCAGTGTAGCTATATCCGAACTGTTCATAACGACTTTTGGGTTTAGTAGGGTCTACTTCTTCTATAGTACTGCGTCCCACTAACTCATTAAATATATCAACGGCTTTGCTATCTCTGCTAAACGCTGCCCTAAAATCTTTTAATTTGTTACTGAACTCTTTAGTAAGTTCGTTACGTGTTCCATCTTGTTTTTTAATAACTTCTTGAAGACCTCTAGCGGCTTCGTAAAAAGTTTGAAGGTCGGGGTTTGCTTTTACAAGGTCTACTAGATTATCTAAAGTCATTCCATTGATTAGGGTCATACGACTAGTATCGTTATACTGCTCTGCTTTACCCCAAATAAAATCTCTTGCATCTTGTAAGGTTTTAATTTTAGCGAGTTTCGTACCTCCCGCTAACATTTGATGTACTGCACGAGCTTCGTTATTGTTAGCGAGGTCTTGAGGTACAGTAGTCGCATTACGAGTATCTAACGACTCTGCTATGAGCGTGTTTATATAGTCTACTGCTTCCTGATCTTTCCCTTTAACAGAAACCGTAGGCATACCCAGTAAAGTTCTTATAGCGTTAGTGAAACGTTGCCATGCAGTTAGCTTAGAAGTAGTAGGTAATGCAGCTAAATCAGCTCTGAAAGAAGGGTTAGTGTAAGCTTCGGCAACAAAATCTTTTAACGTTTCTGTCCCGTAACTTTCCGGTAACTTGTTCTTAACTTCGTTAAACAACTTGGTCAACTGTTTAGTAACGGGGTGTGCGGGATTGTCCAACGTCTTAGAAGTAACTGCATGTGCTGCTTCATGTAATAGAGTGTGCGAGTTTAAAGGTTGTGCTAAATTTATTTCAATCTTGTTTTGTGCAGCGGTATAGTTACCCGCAAACTGATCCCCACGGGGGTTAGTTAGTCCGTCTACAAATTCGATACTTGTATCTTTTATGGCGTTAGCAAGAATACGTGCTGTCCTACGTATTTCACTGTTAGGAGTATCTATTGCTAATTGTTCTAATGCTCCTTTCACATCTCCATCTAATACTTTGTCATTAACCGTTTCCGAGACTAAAGGCATGGTAGCTGAGACAGCATCGGAACGCAGGTAGTCTACTACTCCCCCAAGATCCTCTAAGGTTGCACTTTCCAACCCATCCTGAGTAGCTACTACTTCTTCTAACACTTCTTCAGTTAACTTATCATCTTGTCTTTTTTCGCTTTTTACGTAGTTCCTGTCTAATTCTTCTTTTAACCGCTCATTTTCTAGCCTACGTTCATTTTGTTCTAACCAAGCTTCTGCGCTTAGTTCTTGGCGTTCATAGAAAGTTTGATACTCTGTTAGTTTTTCATTAGCTTCAGGACTGAGATTTTTCTGTACCCATTGAGTAGCAGCTTTGGCACGACGTAATTCTTTTTGAGCTACATCTCCGGGGGATACTTGAGCCAATGTAAACGGGTAAGCGCCTTCAAAAGCTATAGTGCGAAGGGCTTGATCTGTGTCCGTAGTTGTCTGCATGTAATAAGATACCGACGCGGCTGGAGTGTACTTATCTCTATTGGGGAGAGCTTTGTTTTTTCGTCTGGCTAACTTTGTTTCATCCGTATCAGGTAAGACAGCAACAGATACAGGAGGTTGCGGTGCAGTAGCTATTCTATTTGTTGGTGCGTCAGTAACTGTTTCAGTAGTAACTGTCTCGGTTGTTGTATCCACCGCAGGAGTAGGAACTACCCCTGTCTCTAAATAAGTTTTTATAGTTTCCCTAGTGTTTTTAGAGGCTTTTGGGTTGTTAGATAAAGTTGTTAGTGCTGCACGTACCTCATCGCTTCTTACATCTTGGTTTTGCAGAGATTTCCGTTTACGGATAGGCGCACTAGGAGCAATATTTAAACTATCGAAAAAATCAGTTGTGGGTAAGATTTCGTTAGCTTTTCGTTCTTTCTCTAGCCGTACCGCTTCACGTCGTCGCGCTTTTGCTCCAGCTTCAGGGACTATAGATTCTAGGCCGCTCCCCTGTTCATCGACATCAGCTTTTGTTACTCCTTTTGCTTGTGCAACTTCGTAAGAACGTTGAGTGATTGCCTGTCGTTCAGTATCTGTGGGGGTAGTATTCCCTATACCTGCATCGGCTAAAGCTTTAGAAAACGCTTTTTCTGTATTAACCTGACTTGTCGTGTCGGTCTCAGCTAGGACTTTTGCTAGTATTGGCCCTCTTTTAGCTTGCGTTGTTTCTTCACGACTCTTATCTAAACGTTGTTGTACCTCTCTTAACTCAGCTTCAAACTGGGCTACTTCTGCTGCTTCTAACTTATCCGCTTTAGCTTTAGCTACCTTTGCTTTAGCTGCCTCTTCTTCAGCTTCTATTGCGGCGTACGCATCTTCATCTAATAACGCTTCTACTTGTTGAGTTTCTTCTAGGTCAGCAATTAAATCGGTTTCTGGAGTGGGAGGTGTAGAGGCTGCTGTAGCGCGATTCCGTATTATGTCAGCTTCGGCTTCTACTGCTGCGTTAAATGCGTCAGGGCTAAGAGGTGCGTCACTGTACCGATCCCTTACGGTAGTTTCAGCTTGCTCCCTTATTTCTACTTCTATAGGGTCTTCTGCCGTTACCCCTGCAAGGTCTTCTACGTCCATTAATTGTTCAGGTTCTGGACCTTGAAAAGTTTGTTCTGCCGCAGCCCTTTCTTCTGTTAAAAAGTCACGAGTTTCACCTACAGGAACTTGTGCCATTGCTGTTTCTGCCGCTTCAGCTTCGGCTTTAGTTATTGCGGCTTGTTCTTCTTCAGCAGCAGCTTCGGCTCTTCTAGCGGCGCGGCGTTGTTGGCCCGGAATGATAGCTTCGGCAATACCTTGTAGAAGGCCACCCACTCCTGCACCCATACCAAAGGATTCACCAGTGTCAGTAAACACGCCGCGTTCTGGATCGTATATACCACGCTGAATAAGATTCTGGCCTACTTCACTGATAGCCTCTTGGATACCTTCGTCAATAGCCGCTTTACCTACACGGCCTAACGGTGCTCTTTCCGTAGCTTGAGATATCTTTCGAATTATATTACCACTTAGTTCTTCGGCTACCTCATCGGCATTCTTACCTAAGACTTTCCTAAACCTGTTGACGATTCTAGCAGGACCGAATATTTCCATTGCGCCCGGAATTGTACCTAACGCAGCGGCTTTACTTATCTCGTCTTCAGTAGCTCCTGCTGCTATAGCGCGTTGCGCTGCCTCTCCTGATCCTGCGGTAATACCTGTTAGCACTCCTGCGCCAATACCTATCGCACCAAAGGGAGCAGCCGCAAGGAACGGTAAGGTAGAACCCCCGGCTCTTACAAAATCAAGATACTTACTGTCTTCATAGGCTTCACCGGGAGCAAGAGCTTCCTGTACTCCACTACCAATTTCAGCAATACGAGCACGAGCTGCTTGTTCGGCTTCTTCAGGAAGGATAAAAGATGCGCCTGTAGCCGCAGATTCTACGAGTCCCGCAGCTCCACCAAGAAGAGCCTTACCTGTTTCCAGCCCATACCCTAGTAATGAAGTTTCTTCTTCAGGTTCAGGTTCAGGTTCAGGAACAACAGGTTCGACAGGAGTGGGTTCAGGAGTGGTTTGACCTCGTAAATCTTTTATAGCGTCTGCAAGTTTTTGAGCAGCATAAGTATCTCCTGCGGCATGGGCATTTTTTAACGCACTACTCAGTTGCTCAATATCTGCCACGTTTTTATTGCTCTAGTTATATTGCTCTAATATCGCTTCAAGTTCAGGATCTTCACTACCACTTCCAACACCTAGTATTTGATTTTTTGCAGCAGTATAGGCTTTGTTAAGGCTGTTTATTGTGCTTTGTTTTGTAGCCTCATCCATCGTAAAATCTCCATTTACTTCCGCTATAGCTTCTGCAATATCTACACCTATTTTTGCAATACTCTCATCTACTCTACGTTGATACTCTTTATTGTCTCTAATGTTTAATCCTTTTTCTCGTAGCTTTGCTAACTCGCTAGACGCTTGAGTAGTAAGAGCAGTTATACTAGTCCTTGCATTTTGTATAGCCGCTGAAGTCGCACTGGACGCTTCTACATTACTAAGGTTAGCTAGACTTTGTAGGGCAGTATTCATCTCCGCCGAGAAAGTCTTAGCTAGTTCAGTACCTGCCCCAAACGCTTTCTCTCTGGCAGCTCTATCCATTCCTAATGTCTCTAGCTCTGAAGCAATCGGGAGAAGTGCTTTTTCTGCTTCTATGTCCCTGACCCTCTTATCAAACGCTGTTCGTGCAGCAGCACCTCTATTGCCAGCTCCGATGATACCTCCCGGTCCTGAAAGGTTACCTAAGATAGAGTTTATCTTTTGCTGTCTCAATACTTCTGGGTCTAACTCGGCAGCTAACGCTTGAGTCTGTGTATCAGCCGCTTGTTGCCTTAATGCTCTTTCCCTATCAGAAAGACCATAAAAATCTAAAGCATCCTGTCTACGTTGCTTTTCTTCATCAGTACGGTCTCTTCCTAAAGCATCTTCAGCGTACTCTGACACAATCTCTGTTAAAGCTGATTTACCGGGTTCAACATCAATTTCGTTTATGCGAGTTACAATATCCTCAACTACGTCCGAGGTCTCGCCATTGGTTGTAGGATTTCCCTCACCACCCGGTAGATCTGAACCCTCTTTAAGATATTCTGTACCCACTGTTTCAACCGCATCCCCATCTGAATCACTACGGGTAACTAACTGGCCACCAAGGATTAATTCATCCGAAGGAGCACTTTCACCCAAAACATAGCTAAGAGCCTCATCTAAATTTGCCCCTTGACCTATTAGAGAAGAGTACGCTTGTGCTTGATCGACGGTTAAATTTCTTAAAGCATCACGTCTTGCTTCTTGTGCTTGTTCGGCAGCAGCTCGTTCTGCGTAAAATTGACTTGCCGTTGAACTATAAGGCACTACGTCACCATACCTACCTGTGGAAATTATTTCCTCATCTACTACGCTTCCATCAGGTCCAGCAAAAGCTACAATCCCACCGCCAGCCATACCTTGAGATGTCGTTGTTCCCTCATACGAGCGTATAGCTTCTTCAATTCTTTGTATTTCTTCAGCGGATGCGCCTTGAGCAATGCGTGTTTCTTTAAGGTCTCTAAGATATTGTAAATGTTGTTCAGGGGTCATCCCTTCTGTAGGGGAACTAAATTGTCCTGAGAAAAACCCTCTTGCTCTATCTAGTAAAGACTTCTTTTCCTCCACTTCAGTACCTTGAGCAAACCCAACAATCCCGCCTTGTGCAGCTTTTACCATATTAGGAGCTGGCATACCTGCTACGCCTTGCATAGGTGGGCGTACAGAAGATTGTTGTCCTGCCATAGGTGGACGCTGTTGAGGCATCATAGGTGGACGTGGTTGACCCATCATAGGAGGACGCGGTTGACCCATCATAGGTGGCCGTGGCTGGCCCATCATAGGACGCGGTGGAGTGCTTTGTTGTACACGAGCTAATGCTCCTGCTATTCCATCTAATGCTTGTTGTTGTCTTTGTTGTAAGACTGTAGCGGAGGTGGGTTTCCCAGCTTGTGCTAGTAACTGATCCGCACTATCAATTAAGTTAGTAGCTTCCTGTATGTTAAGAGCTGCCTCTGTTGCAGGAGGGAGACCTAATGCTTCTAATCCTTCGCTCGACACTAGTTCAGAAGCCGCTGCCATACGAGGGTTCTGTTGTGCGGCTGAACTGGCTATTTGTAAATCTGCTATTCCGGTCATATTTTATCCCACCTTTGCCACACTACCATCGGCCATTACAACGTCTGTAGTTGTTGGTTGTTCTTGAGGAGGTTTAGCTCCCAAACTCATCAACAAGCTATAAATATCTTGACCTCCGCTAAATGCCCCTGCTAATGCTTCTAGCCCTGAAGGTTGGTAATACGAATAGCTTTGCGTTTCGAGAGGAAGTCCTTGTAAAAGAGACTGCATATACTGTACTTGCTTGTAAGGAAAATCCCGCTCTTCTTTGAACTGTGCGTAATCGGCTGCAATTCCTTCACTGGTAATGCCTCTTTGCTCCGCTCCCGCATCTAATTGTGCGCCAAGTGCTTGTAATCCATAGGTTCTATCACGGTTATACAAGTCAGCAGCTTTATCATAGGCTTGCTCATAACCCCGTCCAGTAATCTCAGCTAAGTTTTGTAACGCACCACTTCGTAGTTCTCCTTCAGCTACACCTTGTCTACTACCTCCATAAGCTCCGGCTTGAGCATACTGACTCTGTAAATCACGTTGGGCTTTTTGATAATCTCTCTGCGCTTGCGCGTACTGTGGTGCAAGAGCTGCTTCTAAATAAGGATTCATGTACTGCTGTACCATGTTACCCGAAGCCGAGGTGTAGTCGGGTGTTTCACCCGCAGCAAGTTGTTCGGCAGTAAGGGGTGTATACCCTGCGCCAGTAAAAGATCCTGTGGAAGCTTGGGGTAGTTGAAGTGCGCCTAAACCTTGAAACGCCGTTGATTGTAAATCAGAAGCCCCTGCGGTTAATGGACCCATGTAGGCTTGATAAGGCGTAGAAGCTATAGCTTCCCCTCGCCCTAACATTTCGGTGACATAAGGACCAGCCCAACTAGACAAAGAAGATTCTTCTGCCCTTGCTTGCCCTAGGCCGGGATTTAAACCAGCGTTAGCGTTTGCCGCAGCCGCAGCAGCGACTTCTTGAGGTGTGCCGTTTGCCATAGTTATTCCTTACGCTAAATATTTGTTAGGGTTTATTTCTTTACCCTGTTTAGGGTTACCAGTACGGTCCTTACGTACTCGTTCCATCATGCTGTATAAGTTCTGCGCTCCTGCATCGGAATTACCGTTACCTAAATGACTTACTACGTCTGCCGGAATGACAAATTCCCCATCGCTTAAAGCAGCGGGTTGAGAATTACCTATCATAGCAGGAACTTTATCAGCCATACCATCTGTGGAGCCGCCCAAGTAGTAGCCGTTATGGGGTAAAGAGGCTAAACCCCCTGCTGCAAACTCTCCTTGTGGTACGTAAACTGTATCCGTAAAATACCGCCGTCCACCACTTCCGGGTCGTCTATCAGGAGCAAAAGCGTCACCTGTCATTGGGACTTGTTCTCGCTCTACTGTATATTTAGGAATACCGCCTTGGTATCCGGTAATATTATTTTCTTCAGCCCCTAGACCAAAAAAGTCAGATAGCGTCTGAGAATTACCTGCTCGACTAGCCGCAAAAGCCGTTAAAGCAGGGATAAGAGCTGAGTAATCTACACTCCCATCATCGGTAGTAAAATAGTCAATTACGTTAGAACCTATATTTGTACCGAAATCTAGTATTCCAGTGCCTAAACCTCTTAGCCAATCCACTTTAACGCCTCCCTATGATGCGTTGTATTTCGTTAATAAGATCATAATCAATCTTACCACCTTTTGCTGCGGTTATTGTGGGAGCAAATATACTTTCTCCCCCTATATCATACAGATAGTCTATTAAAGCTAAATCTCCTGATTCTACGTCAACAAATGTCCCTGTACCTCTAGGAGCTATTCCAGCAATAAGTTGTTCTATAGGGCTAATCCCTTCACCACCCGGTCCTTCACCACCCGGTCCTTCACCACCCGGTCCTTCACCACCTGTACCTGTACCCGGACCTGTAGGGTCAGTACCATCAGGAACACAAACACCTGCTGCATTACGTGTCTGACCGGGAGGACATGCACCCGGATCATCAGAGGGGTATGCACAAACACCTTCAGCATTACGTACCATACCGGGAGGACATGCACCGGGAGGACCACCACCGGGAGGACCACCACCAGTAGGATCAACACCACCAGTAGGATCAACACCACCAGTAGGATCAACACCACCAGTAGGATCAACACCACCAGCAGCGGCTGTAACGTTACCCGTACCCATTACCTCTGCGGCTGGTAAATCAAATGCGCCTGACGGACCCATAATACCGATTAAAGTAGGTATTCCTGTTATAGGATCAGCAGGTCCAACTTTAGCAACTTTGTTCCCATTTGCATCAACTACATGCTCTGCAACAACTGTATCCCCTATCATCTCAGGGCGTACGGAATATGTACCTCCGTCTACTACGTTTACGTCACTTACGTCTCCAGCAGGGAATTTCGTTCCATCAGTAGTAGAAACAAAGACATTTTCGGTAGCGTCATAGGTAAAAACTTCAGCAACGTCAGAAGATGCCCCTCCAGCAGGAGTAGCAGCAGAGGTATCTGTAGTGTCGATAGTGTCGGTAGTGTCGGTGGTTGTCACGACATCAACAGGGTCTGCTTTACCCCCACCTCCGCTTTTACCTCCTCCACCTCCGCTTGGACTCCCACTCATACCACCCAACACAGTAGCGAGTACTGAAGATGTATCTGCTGTTGACGCTGACGAACTACTTGAATCATCAGGAACGATTGTGTCCCTTCCCACAAAACCATCTTTGTCAGTCTTTGTCCGAACATCCAGTGTGTCAGGATCGTGGTCTATTTGGGCGATGGTTAGTACTTCAGACCCAGCAATACGTTTTTGCTCGTCCGTCATATCTGATTTAAAAATTTCGTCAAGTTGCTTAAACGCTGCATCTCTAATTGAAGCTGCAACCGACTCGGCACTTACCCCACCCGTACCCGAAGCAGCAAGATAATTTAAGGTGTCAACTGCGGTATTAAAGTCAGATGTTGCGTCAGTATTTGAAGCCATCAACGCATTTAAAGCATCTAAATTAGCGTTTACATCTGTACCTACACCTGTTGGTATAAGTGCGTTAATTGCTCCTACAATATCTCCGTAGTCTCTATCTAATAACGTACTCGTTTCTACATTAGCTAACGGGTCTGTTCGACCCCCGACTACGCCTTCACCTTCTCTTAACTCTGCTGGCATGGTTACCCGTCTATCAACACGCCTTCAAACGAGGCGCTTATCTGGTTATTGTTTGTAGTCGCTATGGCGCGACACTCAATGTCTGTTTTTGCTGGTATAGCCAAGGGGTAAGCAAACGGTGCTATTGTGGTATTGCTTTCCAACACTTGGATAAACCGTGTTCTAAATGCGTTAGTAGCGTGTTCCCGTGTCTTGAGCTTAACAGTCACAGAATTAGTGGCCGAAGCTATGACTGCGGTAAACGCTATCTCATCTATGTACAAAGTCTTACTCGCAGGTACTGTGTAGACGGCCATCTGCGTCTGGTTAGAATCACCAAAACTAGCGTACACAGTAGGTGGCACACCCGCTGTTGCTCCAGTTGTACCGACATAAATTGTACCTGCACTTGCCCCGTTTGAGCCAGTAGTAAGTGCGTAAGCTTTTAGTACCCTTAAATATTCTTTAGTAGTTATTACCTGCGTTTGGCCGTTCATTGAAATGTCTTCTTCGATCTGCAAGTAATTAGCATCCAGACCCTGTACCCGTATAGTACGCACCCCAGTACCCGTGCTGGCTACATCGTTGGTGTCACTACTAGATATATAGACTTCTCCGGCTGCACCGGGGTATGTGATGTTACCCCCTTCTGACCACACCGTTTCTTCCGTCGTATCTACATCAGCATTGAAACCAAATCTATACAAGGAAGCTGCACCAGTCACTGTGCCTTGCGCTACTCTTAAACCGTATGGGACTGTATTTGCCACAGCGTTCCTCAATGCGTTGTCTATCTGGTTGAAATATAGACGTAAAATGTTATTAAAACGATCTACATAACTTCTACTGTATGTTTCTGGGCCAGTAGGTAAAGCTGGCGCAACTACTCTGTTACTGCTATCTGTTGAAGTAGGCATTAGCGTCTACCATCAGGACGCATATCTAAGCGTGGAGAACCTAACTGCCAAGCTACCCCCTCTGCTGTAGACTCCATCTTAAAAGCAATTTGTCTACCTCGCACTCGTAAGTACACCTGTCCTGTAAACTGTTCTATCGGCACTGTAGCTGACCGTGTTACCGTAGCTGAAGAGTTACCCCCCTCAGATAACGGGCTGTTGTACCCTGATCCTGAGTTAGCCATAGGCGAAATAGTCATGGTAGCTGCTGGACTGGCTGCACTGGAACCATCAAAAGTCACATCAGGCAGCATACGGTTGATTAGCACAAAGCTATGCCCATCATCTAAATCAAACTCAGACGAGGTAATAGAGGCAGTAATAGCGGCTGTTACACCTGTTTGTTTGTCATCGTTGCCTTTCTCGTGGTCTACCAAGTTGTTGCTGTACGTAGCGGCTATGGGCCTATCTCGCAATCCTGAGTCTAGCCAAGCAGTTCGGGCTAGTGTGCCGTAATACCAAATATCTTCTTGGTAGTTATAAACTACGTAACGGTCATTAGTAGTTTCTCCAGCAGACGGGTAGAACCACCAGACTTCGTTGAACCCTTCATTAGTCCCTGCAACAATTTGCCCAAACTGAGCATCGTTAATGTCATTAAATACATAGCGTTTGACGTTACAAGGCAGTGTCATTACTGTACCGTCATATCTGTAGAACTTGTCCTTACCCATCCAGTAAGCTGCGCTACCCGTAAAAGCTACAGCGTTTTGGCTGGCAATAGAGATGTTATTACCCATTAACTGGGCATTCCACACAATATCCCCACCTAAATACTGCATGGAATAAACAGCCGAATCCGTCCACACCAATACTTCTTGACGGGCCTGAACCACCGCTATGATTTCTGTACCGTGGGAGACTCGCAAACTACCTGCTGTAAGGTTGCCTGTAAGTGGGTTCCAGTTAAAAACATTTTCTTGGTCTGACCAGCGTATGAGCATGGGGTCTTGCACGACTTCGTTTATTTCATTAGTCCCAAAACAAAAAGCAAACCTAAATATATCCGACACACTTGCTATATTAGCTATAATAGGCACACCATCTGAAGCAGGGTAATTAGTAGTATTAATTACCTTACCTCGTGTAGAAACACCTGTACTTGCTGCCCAGTAACACAAAGGCCCACCCCGATAAGCAAAAAACAAATCTTCACCAAAGTTAGATTGGCTCCAAAGCCTGATAGGAGAAGTAGTTATACCACCATTACCCCAAGTGCCTTGCCCCCATGTCCCTGCACCCCAACCAGTAAACGGTACACCTGTAGCTGACCCTGTGTTTAGTTGGTATGCACCTACTGTAGAAGCCCCACCGTTGCCTGTATCTCCTGCACTAGCACTGACCGCAGCAGTTATAGTGTAAGAGTCATCATTAACTACACTGACTATTTCGTATTCAATGTTAAGAACAGCCGCTGTTATGTTACCCCCCAAACTCACCGCACCTGAGTAAGTAACAAAATCACCTACAACAGCTCCATGAGCTGTATCTGAAACAGTAAGCGTAGGGGAGCCATTAAGGGCAGCAAAGGTTACATCTCCTGCTGCTGTAGTTTCTCTAATAGGTGTAACGTCATTGTATGCCCCACCACGTTCTATGTAGTATTTAAGATGGGTTCCCACACTTATAAGGTTTTGTTTGCCTAACGTTACCCAGTTCCATAGCGAACGACATACTCCCAGAAACGTGTTTGCTGAAATACGTTCCCACCCCCCAATCTTCTCAGGCATACCCTGACGAAACCGGACTTTATCAGACTCATACCACCCACCCTCTGTAGTGTAACGAGTGTTTTCGCGGTTAACTCCCGGTTTTAATTGAAGTTTTTTAAGTGGCATAACTACTCCACGTATTCCCCTGTTTTAATTAAGTCAGTAAGCTCTAATGCTCTACCACCCACTTGTTTAGCCCAACGTGAGTCTAGGAACTCA